GAAATTAATCTCTAGTAAAACAACCACTAAAGGAGCTACCAATGCCAGCTATAACTAAAGAACAAACATTAGCAATTTTACGAGGCAATAGATTATTTAATTCTGTAGCTTTTCCACATAACATTACTATTGTTTTTACTAAGTGGTCTGGTATTATAGGAAAAGATTTATTTAATCCTAATGGTATTGATTTAGGACTACCAGCAAATTTGATTTATCCATATATTCCAGGAATTTCTAATCCACCTTCTCAAATTTTTACCTTTCCTGCAAATGGTCAGGAATTAATTCAAGATTTTATTACATCTGAGAATGTGCTCTTGATTAATAATGGTGGTTCATTGGATAATAATAGTACTCTATCAAGAACTGAAAGAGATTACCACCTAACAGGTGCAAAACTAAGAAGCAAACTAAAATAATAAGGAATAAAATATGGGTTACTCAATACAAAACTGTATAAAAGGTTCTTCTATAGCTGGTAAATGGATTGATGACGCTAAAAAAAATAAACAAAGTGTTGATATTGTAATGGTTGGTGATTCAAACTGCCATTATGGTGAGCCAGCTACACAAGGAGCAGTAGACTTTGGAGCTAGGGTATTTGGTCTAGCTGATGGTTTAACTAAAGCTTTAATGGACGAAGGTTTAAATCTTTATGGTTCTCCTATTTATCCTGTTGCTATTGGTTCTAATACGTTTAAAACAGGAGTTGGAACCTGGCTTTATTCTATTGATAATCGTGATGGAGATGCATCAGTTGGTACTGGAAATATTCGACTAAGAAATACTGCTGGTACTTTAACTGCAGGGTATTTAGGTTCTGTCTATAATGTTTCAAATGCTGCTTTTAGTAGTTTAGCTGATGATTTTACATATTTTTATAATGAAATGAGTCAAGCAAAACTTGCAACAGCAACTGGTTCGATTAAAACTGGGTTTTATTCACACGATCCAAGTGCTGCATCAGCACCAGCAGCTACAAATTGGTTTATGTTTACAGCAAACTCAACTGGAGCCATGAGAAATGATCAATTTGTAATAGATGGAAATCCTTGGTTTACTGCTGCAAAGTGGGATAATTCTTTACTTTATTTTAGAATGACACACAGTAGTACACCTAATGGTGGTTCAATTACCCTAGGAATTACAAGAAATAGTGGTGCTGGGGCAACAAATGCTGGTGCGGCTAACTTAACATTTGCTGCAAAAAATGTAGGTGAAACTTCCTATACTTTTAAAGATTCAGAATTAGCATTTAATAAACTCCCTAACTCCCCAACATCAAGTAATCTTGTTGCTGCTGATGGTGTTAAGATTTATTTTAGTGGAAATACTACTATTGGATCAACAGTAACTGCACCAATTGCAGCTTTCTTTATTTCTATATATGAAAAGAAAATTGGTTTTGCAGTAAGCCAACTGCAAGCAGAGGGTCAATGCTTACCAGAAGATACCATTAATAAATTTATTGAAGTCAACAATGCTGGTAATTATTTAAAACAATTCTTTAGTGCAATTGTTAGACGGCAAGTTGCAGCAAATAGCAATAATCAAGGAAGAGTTATTGTTGTTATGCAACATGGAACCAATACAAATGCAACACAAGGTGGTGTTTCAGCATCAACCAACTCAACAGACGCTACTGAAAGAGTCAAGAAATCCCTGGTAAGTTCAATTACCGTGTTATATAATAAATGGATTGCAAGTGGATTTGCTCCTGGTAATATTGCCTTTGTAATAATGGGTGGTCCAGTTACATCTAATTCATTTAGTGATGATATTTCTAAAAAACTTTACGAAACCACTGGTTCACAGACAATAACAGTAATAGACCATGTAAAAGCTTTACCTAGAACAGATTATGTAAGTGGATTGTATTGGGATGGAGGAGATACTGCTGGTACAGGTTCAGGAACTGCAGCTACTCACTTAGTTGAAGCTGGTTATGTTGAATGGGGCAAAACAATTGTTAAAAACTTACTTCAATACAATATAAACAATAGCATAAAAAAGAAATGAGGCTATAATGAGTAGAATGCCAATGATGGGTATGGGAATGGGTATGCCAACTGGCTATGGTCCTGGTATGATGGAATCACAAATGGGTCTAGGTGCCCAGATGCCAATGCCAGAAGAAAAACCAATGCCAAAGAAGAAGAAAGCCTCTAAGAAAAAGGCCCCAGGAAAGAAGATGAAGAAGAAATGAAAATGGGTAAACCCTGCAAGACAGACATGGAATATGTAAAGACTCGTACTGGTCCTAAACCAGATTCTAAAAAACCAATTCAACCTAAGAAACCTAAGACTCGTTCTAAGTAACGAACAATCTAAAGGAGAGATATTTAAATGTCAGAAATCAATAATGCTGAACAATCTCAACCTGTCGAGACTCAGCCACAACTAGCCACACCAGTTCAGACTGAAGATCCAGTAATTGTTCATGAGCGTGCAATGTTCATGAAATACGTTCAGGATCAAGGACAAAAGATCCCCAGTAACTTCAAGTCAGCTGATGATTGGTTCAATAGCCTAGTAGAAGCCCGCAAGGGATTTACTCAGGCAAGACAGGAAATCGCTTCTTTGAAGAAGCAATACAATCAAAATGGCGTGACCAATCCCAATTATGTGGACTCACAGCCAGTTGCTCAGGCTAAGCCTGAACCAGTCGAGGATCTATCAGGTATCCCTGAGGACCTCAAGATTACACCACCACCTACTCCTCAGCCTGGATCTACGGCTCGGGTTAGCTCAGAAGATTGGCTTCGTTGGGGCAAGGAAATTGACTCAACGGGTGCCGTAAGTGCTGCTACCCGCAAGGAAATCCAGGATAAGATGGGTGCTGATGAAGTAATCATTGAGCAGATGATTAAGGGCCGCAAGGCTTTAGCTAAGCAATCTTGGGACGATGCTGCTTCGGTTGTCGGAGGCAATGACAATCTTAAGCGGATGTTTAAATGGGCTCAAGATAATCTAACAGCTGAAGAGGTTGCAGCCACTAATCGGGCTCTCCAGACTAATGCCTATAAGAATGTCCTCCTGGGACTTAAGGCACGCTTTGAGCAACAAAACCCACCAAAGGCCCCCTCACAGGAACCTAAGCCAATGGATAATCGGGTCAATCCTTCACAGGTTCCACAATCCGTACAGGTGTTTAAGAACTTTGCTGAACAACAAGCTGCACTCAGAGATCCAAGGTATCGCGTTGATGCCAACTACAGAAAAGCAGTAGAAGCAATGGTTATTAATTCATCTAAGTATGGTTACAGAAATCGTTAACTCCGTATAATCCTGTAAGAAAGTTTTATGAATATTTCTTACAAGGACACGGAACAATTAAGGGTTTCTCCTTCGTTTTTAGTTTTAATATAATAGAGAGTTTCTATATAAGGAGAAACAAATATGGCATGGCTTCCAGGTATTACAGGTCAAAATACTTCCCCCATTTATCCAGTAGCTGGTAATACACACCTCTGGCCAGATGGTGGTTCAGCGGCTTCACCAACTTCAATTCCAAATGTTGCTGCTTCAAACGGTACAGATCCAAACTATTGGCTTCCTATTTGGTCAGGCGAAGTAATCAATGCGTATGACCAATACAACATGTTTGAACCACTGGTTACTACTGAAACTATTGAATCAGGCACAACCAAAAGATTTCCAGTAACTGGTACTGTTGGTCATATTGGTGTTTGGAACGCTGGTCAAGAACTGATTGGTAGTTCTGGTACAGAAAACCCAGGTTGGTTTGATATTTCACTAGATCAACGCCCAATGGCTGCATTCTTTGAACTTGATGATATTCACCTCATGCTTACTCAATGGGATTATCGCTCTGAGTTAGCTCGTCAAGCTGGTCTTAAACTCAGCTACATTCGTGATAAGCAAATTGCTTGCATGATTGCTCAGGGTGCATTTGCTGCAAATCGTGTTCCATTTACTTCTAGTTATTGCGGCATGAATAACTCAAATAACCAAGTTCTTGTTCCAAATGCAACTTTCAATGCTCTCGGTTTCCGTGGTGCTACTACAACTCAACGTACAGACGCAGCTCTACTTCTTTTAGATTATCTAGAGCGATATATGGTTCGTCTTTCTGAAATCGACGCAACTTTAACTGATGTATACTGCGCCGTAACCCCACAAGCTTTCCATGATATTCGCGCTCTTGGTATTGCCCGTACTTCAGCTGATCTTGCTGGTGGTGCTGGTCGTCCATACTTTGGTGGCGTAGCCGAAGCTGGTGGTCTTGGTGCTACTCTAAATACCAATAAATTCCCTATTCAAGAAACACTTGAATATATGGGTGTAACTATTGTTAAGAGTAATCACCTTGCTGAACTTGATCACGTTATTGTTAAGTCTGGTGCTATTACTGATATTACTGCTAATACTGACTCATACGCGAATATCCCTAGATCTGCTCTTTCAGTAACTGTAGGTAAAGAAGGTCAATTACTTAATGGAAACGATGCTGGTGCTGTTGTTGATCTTGGTGATGCTAAGTATGACTTTAATTGGCACGGATATACCTCTGGTGGTACAGATCCAAATACTGCCGCTGCCAATAATGGACGCAATCTAGGTACTGTTGGTACAGGTAACGTTTTAAATCCAATTAAAGCACTTATTTGGCAACGTTCTGCTATCTGTTCACTACGTCTACAGGGTATGAAGGTTGAGTCAGTTAAGGATGTCCGTCGTGGTACTTACTTTACTGTAAGCTCCATTATGGGTGGTGCTGGTATTCTTCGCCCAGAACTCTGTGGCGCAATTCAAGGCACTTATACAATCTAATCCTAGCGTTAGCTAATTACATTTTGGTATTTGTACCTAGGGGGTCGAAAGGCCCCCTAGGTATTTTTTTCGCAAGGAGAGTTATGAAACCATTTAATCCAATTTCAAATACACGTTCTACAGGTCTTGGCGATACGGTAGCTAAAGTTGCTAACAAACTTGGTTTCAAAAAAACAGAAGGTTGTGGTTGCCAGAAACGCCAAGAATTTCTTAACAAGCTGGTTCCCTACGGGAAGAAAGGAACTAAGTAATGGGACTATACAGTTATACTGATGCCATTAATCATATGCTGTTGTCCTCGGGAGAGCACTTGATTTCTGATTTAAATAATGATGCTGGAGTAGACACTAGTGTTGCCCAGTTCATTCTAAATCAAACAATCAAGGCAATGGTAATGAGAGGTATTGCAAACAATAGATACGTTACAACCATCGCTCCAGATGTCAATGGTAACATTAACTTACCATCGAATGCTTGTTATGCTCAGGTCGTAGAACCCCTATTTGATCCTACGACGGGGGAGGTGATCCAAACTACATTAAAGTCCACAAATAGCGGACCTGTGCTTTACAATATAACAAAGCAAACGGATGTTTTTGATAAGGAGTTGGATATTGAAGTTATCGTTACCCTAGGTAACGCTGCTTCTTATTATGGTTGGGATGATATTGACTCGGCTTTGCAACGAGGTATTATGGAATCGGCAGCAAGAGAATATCAGATTATCACTCAAGGTGATCTAGATGTAGACAAGAGACTTGCTGTACGAGAACAATATCATGTAGCCCGTGGGCGCGCAGCAGACATATTTAAGAAAAATAGATCAATACTGTTGGGAGATTATGGCACAAGAGCAGCCGTAGACCGTAGAGGTATCCTAAGTAATGATCCATACTTTACAAGAACGAGGTTCTAATTATGGCTTTTATGAGACTTCCAATTGATACACTTAGTGGTGGGGTGGGTAGACAAGCCCCATCTAAACGTCTTTTATCAGAAGCAGAGAATATTGATAATTGCTTGGTTACAGTTGAGAAGTCTATCGAAAAAAGGCCCCCTCTAACTAGAATTAATTATTCAAAAAATGGAATACCAGCTTCCTCTTCTTACTTAGATGTAAACTATGTAACCCCACCAACTTCCTGGGTTTCTGGAGGAGGATCTGGTTCTCCTGACTTTAATACAGATAATCTTTACTTTCATTACTTAGATATTGATGGTTCAAATAGATACTGTATTATTATCAATAGAGCAGCTTATACATTTGATCCCAATACAACAAAGACTTTTTCATATACACCACCAGGTGGACAACTATTAAAAATAAACCTAGGTAATTTTATAACTGTTTTTAGAATAGAACCAACAGAATGGGTTCAGGAAGATGTTGATATAACTGATGGATATATTAATAATACTTCTGGATTTAATCGTGGTATATACGAATATATTACTTTTGGTAATAAAGCAAGTACCGCTAACTATAGAATTGCTAATCAAACCTACCAAGTATCACCTACAAGTATTAAGGATACTTTTGGTTCTATTGATTTTGATGTTGGTATCTTACTTTGGAATAAACTAATACCACTGGATTATCTTCCAGATAACAGTTCATTGGAAATTGTGGCATCGGGTTCTTGGTCAAACTCTTTAGCAACCAATCAATATATCCATTCTGGCGATACCTTTAATTATAAACGAGCCATAGGACCAAGTACATTGGATCCAAACTACGAAGATGATACTTCTAATGGAGATACTTATTGGATAAACACAAGAGATGATATTCAAATTGAAGTTAATGGGGTTACTCTGGAAATAGATGAAATTGGACAAAGTGTAGAAGACTTTTCAATTATTCCGCAGTATCCAGCTTCAGAAGTCCAAGCAGATGTTCAAGATGCCAATGGTTTTAAATCTTGGAGAGCATTGCATGATTACTATGATAATCCACATCTAGTACCAATTCAAGACAATGCTGGAAGTATTAACTTTAGCACAGATGAATATCAACTTACATCACCTCTTGATAAAGTAGATAGAGATGGTCAAACAAACTACTATGGACGGGGAAAAGTTTATATAACTAGAAACTCATATTTAACTTTTCCCACTAGTTACTACCGAGCAACAAGATACCTTAAGAATCCATACTTTGAAAGAGTTCGATCTGAAAATGAAAATTCTGTATTTGATCATAGACGATTTCCAATCATGATCTACAAAGATACCGCTACTGATGGTAAGTGGAGAGTACGACATATGCCACTACAACCAAGGCGATCAGGAACTAACCTTTCAAACTCAGGTCCAAAAGCTTTGGAAAGAAATGAAAAAATCCAATCAATGGCTATCTGGAAAAACAGATTATGGATTGCTTCTGATAATACTTTGTTAGCCAGTAGGACTGGCAATTACTATGATTTTTGGATTAACGATGTTTTAAATGTTGTCGAAACAGACCCCATTGACATTCAAGCCAGTATAGGCGGGTACAATAGATTTTCCTTTATGGTTCCCTTTCAATCTATTCTATTTGTTGCAAGTTCTGGTTCGGTTCAATTCGAAGTACGAGGTGGATCTATTGATACTGGTATTTCTCCTTTTAATGTTGAACTCAGGCCAACATCATTCTATAGTACATCAAGACTAGTTCAACCACAGAAAATGGGTAATAATATTTTCTTTATGGACTCAGGTAGAATGTATATGTACTTGTCTGGAAGTTCCTTTAATGATGAATACTCTACTTCTATGGACTTAAGTACACATTGCAAAGGATACATTCCAGATACTTTTGGAGCTGTTACAACAAACTCTTCAACCAACACGATATTCTTTGTTGATAACACCCAGCAGAATAATATTTATTTGTTTACCTTTAGAAGCAATGGTGAAAAGTTAATTCAAAACGCTTTTTCAAGGTGGATTTTATCTACAAATGATTCTATTCTTAGTTTAAAAGCCTATGAAAAAGATATGTATTTGCTTTCAAAAAGACCAACTGGAGTCGTAGGTCAAAACAAGCTTGTTGTTTACTTTGTGTCTTTAGAGTCTCCTCCAGTAACAACCCCAATGATTGATTGGCTGACAACTGTAACTCCTGTAAGCATGAGTTACACATTTCCCAATACCACTATAACTCTGCCATACTACGATCCAGAAGTTTCATATATTATTAAGGCTCCCAATTCAAACTGGCCTAGTACGGAAATCTATGAACCACTTAAGATTGAAAGCAACCAAATATCAACTACTACGATTGGTGGAGAAATAAGAACACAAGTTATAGTCCAAGGTAACTTTACAACTGGCAACGTATACGTTGGTCGAGCATATGAAATGAATGTCGAACTATCTCAACTGGTTCCTAGAATAACTGGTGAAGATGGGAAACCTTCCGAGGGTGTGTTTAATGTTAAACGAGCAACATTTAAGCATTTCTATACCGGTAATTACGATGTTGTAATCGAAAGACGTGGCCGTGTAGATGAAAAAGTTACTTTTGTTCCTTTGGATTTAAGTTCAAAACTTTATACCCTAGGCGCACTAAAGCTAAATACAGTTGGTGAACACTTTGTTAAAGTTTTATCCTATTCAGAAGCTTGCAAAGTTTTTATTAAATGTTCATATCCAACACCATGTAATATTTCAAATATAGAATTTATAGGTAACTTTAGATACCGAAATACAAGTATTGAATAAGGAGAGTATATGTCTTGTTATAGCTATTCAAGCGGAGATCCAATTTATTTTAATCCCCAGAATGGATCCTGGGCTGTAGAAAAAGTATATACTGGAGCTGGTCCTTATTCATATGCAGCTATTGCTAGAATCTGCGAGGTTCCAGATGCAGATCAAATCTGCGTATATACGAGAGCCACATCAACTAGTGCAGAAACTTTATTGACAGAAACCTTAGATTATACATTTACGGCAAATGAAACAATTACATTAGTTGGAAATCCAAATCAAGGTCAAATTGTAGTTCGTCGTTGTACTTTAAATTCTAAGATGTTTGTTACATTTACAGAAGGTGCTAAATTAAGTGCTAAACAACTAAACACGGCTTTGCATCAGCTTTTGTTTATTGCACAGGAAAAAGAATATATTGGAGCAACCAACAACCATTTCTATCCTTTATCTACATCAGTAGCAAACTGGGCTGGTGGTGTTAGCTACAGTATTGGAAACTATGTCCTATACAACAACATAGTATACCAGTGCATTGAAGCGCATACTTCTGTTATTGGAACTCCACCACCTAATAATAAGTTTACTGCTGTAAATTTTGTAACAAATGGATTTATAATTCAAGGTGGGGCTACTTTAAGTGGTCCTATTTTATTTGATCTAGATGGATTAACTAATGGAAAAACGCTTATTTGGCAAAATGATAGATTTGAAGCTGGTATTCCATCATTAAATCTAGACGACCTTGCTGATGTAACCATAACAAGTCCAAGTACAAACAGTCTTTTACGGTATAATGGTACAACATGGATTGACGTTCCAACTTTTTTTGACGTTTCTTCTGCTCAGGATATGGTGCTACCAGGACATATTTTTGGAGATAAAAACAAATCACCCAATTCATATACTTCAGATGTAGTTAATTATCCAGCCTTACTTAACACTGATCCTGACTTATCCGTTTTAGCTGCTTTCTTAAAAGATGCCAATCTAAACTGGAACATTCCAAATGTTCCTACGGTTGTTCAGATTTTAAATAAACTGACACCTGTAATGTCTCCACAGCAAAGTTTTAAAACATTTTTAAATACAATTAAACAGAATTTAGATACCTTTGCTCAAAACATTGGAAATCCAGTTAAGCTAAAATTCCATTGGCAACTAAGTGCTGATCGTTTTAATTTTTTTCAAAGTGGAACTGGTGTACAAAATACAGAAGAAAATCTTCAAGGATGGAAAACTGCCTTCTGGGATGATCCAAAAGAGTTGTACAATATCAATATGTACACAAATATAGAAACCAACATAAATAAATATGTTTTAACCAATTCTAGTGGTACTGTATATACCCATTCTGCGTTCTACGCAAAACAACAACCATCAGGTCAATCAGCTACTTACAGATCAAAAATAACCGGATATGGTATCAAAAGAAATGGTTTTTATTTAAATATCCCAGAATGCTACACATCTTCTTTATGCAATCTTCCAATCCTTAGTGCTACAGGAACCACTGATGATGATCATACATATTATCAAGTTTCTGATTTATCTGGTGGTGTTTATACTGGTACACTTAAACTAACTAGTTTTGCTGATTGGCGTTGGGATAGAAGTTTAGTTGCAAATAGAGATACATATTTAAACGGTATTAGACAAATGTGTTTTGGGCACGGAGCAATTCACAAAAACACTTCTGGTACAGCTACAAGTTTAAATACAACTATAGATACAAGTTTAAATCCTTGGTATAATTATTACATTGATTTATTTAGCCGTGGTGCTAAGTCTATGTTGATATGGGCAGATTACATGGGATGGGAAGATGTTTCATATAAACGATTAGAATTTGATGGAATTGGAGGAGTTCCAAATGAAGCAGCAAAACCATGTTTATTTAAGATTCCAAAGAACATTATTTACTATAATAAACACGCTCTGGTTCAAGCCAATAGTGGTTCTAGTTTAATAGGAACAAATGATGCAGATTGGCCTCAGACAAATCCAACTGATAATACGATTGTAGCTGGAAGTGGAGATTTAACCAAGGCTGTTAGATTCCAAGGTCCCGGAAGTATTTATAGAAAATTAAGATTAAATACAGATGATACAGTTTCGCCATATGCAACTAAAACACTCGGTTATCCCTATAAGGCAAATGACTATTGGGATGCATGGTGTTCAACTTGGGCAGCAAACCCAAACGATGCAAATGGAACAGGACTAGGAGCTAGTTTTAATGAATCTGATTTAGATTGGGCTGTAGCTGGTTTAAGTTATGCCCCTACATATCCTGAATTATTCATGTATAATCTACAAACAGGTTTACCATTGGCTGGAAATATTGGAAATACCACAAATCAAGCGGCTGGATTCTATCCTTGGCCTTGGCGACCAAACTTATTTAATAGAGCTTTTGGTAACACTGGCGGAAATATACCAAACGCAACACCAAAAACTGGTTTAACCTTAGATCAAGCCCTTATCCATAATTCCATTGGAGATCATTTATTTACTATAGATTACAATACCATCTTTTCAACTGCTTCTAACTATATCCCAGATCCAGTGGATGAATATGTATTTAGAATAGTTGCAAAAAATGAAGTAAGTGATTTATTCTGGGTTAATGCTAATACAAACAGCATACCATCTTCTATTATTGTTGAATATGGATTTTATGAAAAAGAAATAGAAACACAAGGAATTGTAACCAAAGCAAATGGAATTAATAGAAAGAATCTTGTTTACAATGAATCAAAGGATGTATGGGCAAGATTAGATAAAAGTAAGTTTCATGTCTTTGTTCAAAGTGAACACATAGAACAATACAATGGAGTTACACAATATGTAATAAATTTATGTATTCGTGTACCTAGACTAAAATCAATTGGTTATTCTAGAATTTACAGAAGACCAATACATACAGTTGGACACATACCTGATAATACATCTGATTTAAGTTTTGCTTGGTTTACTAGTTCTACTACTCTTGGTTCTAATGCTCCAGATGATCCTGATACTAAATGTCTTGGACCTTGGAATTTATCTCCAAGTATAGGATCTTTTGGAAATGTTACACTAGGTGGAGATGATGCTTTAAATACAACTCTTACTTATTCTCAAATAGCTAATGATGTAAGTACTACTACTCAAGGTTCGTACTATCCGGGATATCTTGCAAGAGTACCAGATAGAATATGGGATGATAACGAAGATATTCTATACAGTGAACATGGTCCAGTAGGCACAGCAAACTGGGGTACTATGTATGCCTATAATAATACTTATGCAGCTGGTCGTTCTGAGGCTGCTGTTAAATTTACAAGATTAGGTATTCCTGGAAATCTTTGGATTAAACTGTCCGTTCTAAATACTAATGCTTGTTTAGATTTACTAAGTTCAACTACATGGAATCCAAGTGCTTAATAAAGGAATACATCTATGCCACAGGAAAAAAAACAAGATTTAATACAAATTCTACAGTTGTTTGTCTTAGCCGCTGGTGTTGGTGGTTTCTTTATTGACATTGGCAAACGATCCCAACTTATAGACAAAACAGACAAAGATCTAACAGAACTAAAAACAATTGTTCAAGATTTAGTAAAAGCTCAAATTCAAGTATCATCTAATGATGCAAGGCATAGTGCTTTGCTAGATGATCTAAAACAAAGAGTAATTGAACTCGAAAGGAAGAACCTATGAATAATCGTAATACAACTATTGCTGGTATTGGTGCTATTTGCGTTGCTATTGGTGGCGTACTCACTGCTATGTTTGATGGTGATCCAGCTACCACTGCTGACTTTGCTTCAGCCGTAGCCGCTGTAATTGCTGGTATTGGTCTAATTCTAGCCAAAGATGCCAAGACTCCAGCTGATCCAGTAACCCCACCAGCTAACAATGTTTGATAAAATAATGGCTCAAATAGCCGTAGGAATTATAGATGCATTACTTAAAAGAATCGAAACGGGGTCGATTGCCGTTGATGCTGATATTGACCGCGACCGTCTTCGTCGTGCTGGTTCTAGGATTGATGAGTGGCTGCGGCAGCAGGACAGTCTTCATTCCCGAGGACAGTCCAATCAGAATGGGGCCTAATGTCAATGCTAAGGTTTATACCCTACAGCAAGGACAATGGATCCTAAGTAAGAATCAAGTAAAGATACCCGAGGGTTGGTATTGTGTACCACCTTCATTTGTCAGTGACAACAGGGAGTTAAAGAAATGAAAGAAAAACTGAATGACATGCAAGAGAAGCTACTGGATTGCCTAATCAGCGATCTTAATGATCCTGATAGACGCACACCAGGTCTGTATACCGTAGTCCGTGGTGTTCTCAGCGACCACAAGGACAAGGTTAATACCATCCCCAGTGAAACAATTGAAGCCGTAGAGGCAGCCATGAAGGATGCCGTACCATTCAAGATTAAGAAAGCAGCATACTGATGAAGGTTCCCCAAGAAGTTATTGATGATTTTAGAAACCACTTGTACTTTTGCTTTAAGCATCTTGGCCTTGGGGAGCCTACCAAAATTCAGTATGAACTAGCCCGAGAGATTCAAGAAGGCCCCTCAGATGCCATTATAGCCGCAGGACGAGGTACTGGTAAGTCTACCATTACCGCTTGTCTAGCCAGCTGGGAATGGCTTAAGGACCCTAACCTAACCTTCCTAGTATTATCCAATACCCAAGGCAAGGCTATAGACTTTGTTTCCCAGGCTAGAAAGATCCTGTCGGTGGTGCCATATTGCAAGTATATGGTTCCACGGGATGAGGATAAAGACAATGCCCTTGGTTTTAACCTAGCGGTTAGAACCAAGTTTACACAGGATCTAAACTGTGCTGCCCGAGGTATCACAGGACAGATCACAGGTCTACACGCTGACCGTGTAGTTCTAGACGACATTGAGATTGCGGGTAAAAATGAAACACCAGTAGGTAAAGAAACATTACTTAAGAAACTGGCAGAATTAGAATCTATTAGAAATAAAGGTTCAAGGGTTATCTTCCTAGGTACCCCCCATTATCAAGACTCAGTTTACAATGTTCTCAAGGAATCATACCCCATGATCAAGTATCCTGCTGAAATGCCTGATCCATCCATCCCAGCCGAGATGGAGGAGGTGGCTCCTTGGGTCCTAGGATTGGATATGGAGCCAGGGGACGCCACCCAGCCCGAACGGTTCAACAAGGACGAGCTTGCCTCCAGACGGGCTAAAATCGGCCCTAGTCACTATGCCTTGCAATACAAGCTAGTGACATCCCTTGCTGATGCCGATAGGTATCCACTAAAGCTTAGAGATCTAATAGTCATGGATCTAGATCCAGAGATCGGTCCAGATAAGATTGTATGGCAAGGACAGAATCCTATGAAAGATATGCCTAACTTTGGTATCTCTGGGGATTTAATCTCAGAGCCTATGTACATTAGTAATAATTATCTTAAATACAACCATAG